GGGTACGCTCCATCAATGGAGTGAACACTATCGGAATTTGCAGCGTAGCGGCTGATGAAGCAATAACGGCAGCCGTACAAGGCGCACAACAGTTGGTTGAGAAGTTCAAGGAAGAGCACATCTATCTGGATGTAATCATGTTGGAAGGTTTGGGCGGTTATATTGCTACAGTAGCGGATGCTACCGACCTTCGCACTCTTGATTCTGAAAACATAGCCGTTGTCATAGCGCAGGACCCGGATCAGGCATCTAAGGACGCGGCTTATCAATATCATGCCGCTGTAGGCAGTGCATTAGGGATGCTTTCCGCACGCTATGTGCATGAGAATATGGGAAGCGTGGATATTGAGAGCCATCCGCGCACAGCAAAGGGAACGGCTGATTATCCGTTGACCGGTACATTATACGGACGTTGGATAGATGCCGCATTGAGCAATGGAAAACGAATGTCACAGGTCAGTATGACAGACCAGGCAAGATTGACTGAAAAAGGGTACAATTATGCCGGAAGTTTCCAAGGGTATGCCGGTTTCTTTTTCAACAATTCCTGCACCTGCACCGATGCGGACAGCGACTATGCCTACATAGAATATAACGCGGTATGGAACAAGGCGGCACGAATCATCCGCGCTACCTTATTGCCGCGTGTACGCAGCAAGGTAAAGGCTGATCCGGCTACCGGATATATCAGTAACACTACTGTCAGCGACTGGGATGCCCGTGTGCGTTCGGCACTTGAAAATATGGTAGCCGATGAAGACATCGCCGATTTCGATATTTATATCAATCCCAAGCAATTGGCCGTAAGTGACAAACCGTTCAATATCCAGGTGAAGCTGGTGGCCGACGGCATTGTGCATGAATTCGAGATCGATCTGGGTTTCACTAATAAAATCTGAGAATTATGTCAGTGATAGGTACATTGATAAACAAGTTCGGTCGCGTGGCCGGATGGAACAACGTAAAAGTGGTGATGCTTGGCCGCCAGGTGGAAGGCATCACGGCACTGTCCTATAAAGACAGTGTGGAGAAAGAAAACGTATATGGAGCCGGGAATATGCCAGTGGGACGCGGTGAAGGGAATTACAAGGCGGAAGCTTCCATCACCTTACTGAAGGAAGAAGTCAACGCCCTGTTGCTGGCACTGGGAGCCGGAAAGCGCATCACGGATATTGAGCCGTTCGATATTCCCGTCATATATGAATACAATGGCTTCATTCTGAAGGATGTCATCCGTAACGTGGAGTTTACGGACAACGGCGTGGATGTGAAACAGGGTGATAAAAGCATTGCGACTCAGTTTACTTTGCTGCCCAGTCATATAGACTGGAATGTAGCGGTATAAGTTTAATAACCTTTTAAAAGCAATTTAAAGATGAAAGAAAAGAAAGAAATACAAGCCGGTAAGCCTTACGAGGAACTGACAGATAAAGAACGCGCATTGGTAGTGGGCTTTACTTCGGCAGAACATGCGGAACTGAAAAGCACATACGGCAAACGCCTTCGCCATGTCACGGTACAGGTCGATGAAGACGAACGCTATGACTATCTGGTTGTACGTCCGGACAAAAATTTGATTCTGGCCATGGCCGCTCATAAGGATGACCTTGGTGCTGCCAATGATTTGCTGCTGAATAATTGCGTAAAAGCGGGCGATCGTCAGGCATTGGAAGACTCCGCCGTATACACCACCGTACTGTCAGCCATTTCGGAACTGATCTCCGGTCAGGCGGCTTTTATCAGCAAAGCATAGAGGGTATTTCATCTTCTCTGAATTATGTGGAAGGAATAGATGCCGTGCTGAAACGTGAGTACGGCATCCATGTTCCAGCCACACTGGATGAAGATGAATGGCTCAGGCTCTATGCCGAATACC